CCTTTACGTCGTCCACGCCGCTGGTCGATGGTGCGTCACAGACGGGCAGCACGATCAGCACGGATGGCTGGGCCTCGGGCGCGTCGTCGCTGAAAAAGGGCGATGTGTTCACCATGGCGGGTGTCAACTCGGTCAACCCGCTGTCGTATTCGTCCACGGGTCGGTTGCAGCAATTCGTCGTGACGGCCGACACCTCAGACGTGTCAGGCGACATGGCCACGCTGCCGATCAGCCCCAGTATCATCACCTCGGGTCAACTCCAGACCGTGGATGCGAGCCCGGCCAACAATGCGGCGATCCTGGTCCTGGGCGCGACGGGTGCCACGGGTACCTTGTCGACCACGACCAGTCCACAGTCGTTTGTCTATCACCCCGATGCGTTTGCGTTCGTGATGGCCGACCTGATGAAGCCCGGTGCGGGCGCAGAGTCCACCACGGTACGATCCAAGGCACTCGGATTCTCCATTCGCATGGTCGAGCAGTACCAGATCGGCACGGACCAGAATCCCAGCCGTCTGGACATCCTGATCGGCGCTGGCACTAGCAACAACGACGCTCTCGTCAGCGGTCGCCGTCGATGACACGTCTGTCGTCGTCGCCTCCGCGACCTCATTCGATGCGGGACGCCTCGTCCTGGTAGACCAGGAGGTGATGCAGGTCGCCCAGAACTACACGTCCGGCACCACGGTTGATGTCCTCCGGGGTCAAAACGGTACAGCGACCACAACCCATGTTGTCACGAGCAATGTGTCGCATGGAGATGCGGCCGATTTCTCGACGCCTGCCGCGCAGGAGATCATCGGCTACCAAGCGTCACGGGCGACTGTGGTCACGAGCATCACAGCCACCGGCACATTGGCGTTGCCGAAAGCCGGGACCGATGCTCGGGTGATCCTGAACGGGACGAGCGTGATCGCGCTGACCATTCCTGTGCCCACCAAGGACATGGATGGGACGCTGCTGACGATTGTGGGGAACGGGGCCGCGGCCCATACGCTTACCTTCACAGGAGGGTTATCTGGCGCTGGCACGTCTTATGACGTGGTGACGACGAACTCCACGGCTCCGATTGCCTTCACCGCGATTGCCTGTAACGGACTGTGGACCTCGTTTGTGACCACCCCGATGGCGGGGACGGTCACGAACGTCACGGGCACACTGGCGTAACACCACGCAGAGGGGGGTCACCCTGTGGCCCTCCTCTCTTTTCCACGAGGTACCCATGGCAATTGTGCACAACCCCGACTCGGACTACGCCCGAGAGCTGGAGAAGTGGAACCAGCCGACGAACAACGGCGGATTCGGAGCGGCACGATTCGAGGAATACCCGCTCATGGTCTTCAAGGCCTTCAAGCGGGACAACGGGCGCGTGATGTGCGGTGATCCACTCGCCACAGTGGGTGATGCCGAAGGCGAAGCCTTTTCTCGGTCGTGTCAGCTCATCGTCAGGAACAACGACGAGCGCGTCCGGGCGATGGCCGATGGCTGGTCTGCCGCACCGGACAAGGCCATCGAGGATTTCGAGCACGACATGCGGTCGATAGCCGAGGTCACCGCGCAGCGCCACTTTGCCGATCAGGGACTCAGCGATCTCGCCAAGGCCGAGGCCACGCAGGCAGATGCGGCGACCCATGAACAGGTGCCGGCCGTCCCGGTCACCCCGATCAAGCGGAAGCGTGGGCGTCCGCGCAAGACGAGGGTATAACGCATGGCCCAAACCAGCGGGACGTACAACCGGTCGGTCGTGATCACCAAAAGCGACACCGTCAACTTCGATGGAAGCACGTATGCGGCCAATGCCTCAACAAAGGCTCTGCCGGCGGATGCCATTTTTTGCGGGGGAGCTGGTGTCGTGGTGGCGATTTTCGAGGATGGGAGTCTCGCGCCCTTTACGGTGCTCGCCGGCACGGTGCTGCCGCTCACGTGTATTCGGGTGAATAGCACGAGTACCACGGCCACATTGATGAATGCGCTCTATCAAGTCTGATGACCGTCAGCGATCTCATCACCGCGGCCCTGCAAGACTTGCGGGTGCTGCAGGTCGGAGAGACGGCGTCAGCCAATGATGCGGCGTATGGATTGGATCGGCTCAATGACTGGGTCGACAGCCTCGCGACCGAAGGCTTGACGGTCTATAGCCGAGCGCGAACGACCTGGACGATCTCAGGAGCCACCAGTTACACGATCGGCACCGGAGCGACCATCAACTGTGCGCGTCCCACGGGTCCCCTGGCTATCGACAATGTGGGGTTTCAGGACACCTCGGTCTCTCCGACGATGGAGTACAACCTGGGTCCGGTCCTCACGGAGGACGCCTACGACGGCATCGCGCAGAAGGATCTCACATCCGTCTATCCGCAGGCCGTGTATTACAACCCCACGTATGATGCGGGGTTTGGGCTCCTTCGCCTGTGGCCGCTCTCCACGAGCAGCACCCTGGAAGGCGTCATCTACACCCTGGTGCCCGTGAGCGAATTCTCGGCCATCAGTGACACCGTGGCGTTGCCGCCGGGGTATCGACGTTTTCTGCGGACCAATCTCGCCAAGGAGCTTGCGAGCGCCTTTGACTCGCCTCTGACGCCGAATATCCAGCAGGCCGCGATGGAGAGCAAAGCCGATGTGAAGCGCGCCAACGAGCGGTTGATGGACCTCTCCAGTGGTGTGGCAGGGATGATCTTTGGTGGCGGCGGCCCCCATTACAATATCTACTCGGACACGTAGAGATGGCGCAATATTCCGGCTTTGTGTACGGGTCGAACGAAGCGCAGAGCCCGTGGGCCGACTGTGAGCGCACGGTTAACTGGTATCCCGAGCCGACCCAGGCGTCCGCCTCACCGCACGTCGCCGCGCTCTACCCGTGTCCCGGCCAGCAAGAGTACGTCACGGTCGCGGACATCAATGGACGTGCCCTGTTTGCCATGGCGGATCGGTGCTTCGCCGTCATTGGGCCAAGCGTCTACAAGGTGCTGGAGACGGCGTCCGCATCGATTGTAACGGACGGGACCGTCACGAATGACCCCAATCCCGCGTCCATCGCGAGTAACGGTGCTGCCGGAGGCCAACTCCTGATCGGCTCTGGGACGAACGCCTACCTGCTGACCATCGCGACCAATACGCTCAGTGCATCCATCAGTGCGCTGGCCGGCAAATGCACCATGGTCGGCATGATCGACGGATACTTTCTGTCGTTCGACAGTGCCGACTCGAAGTTCTACATCAGCGGCCTGAACGACGGCACGACCTGGGACGCGACACAGTACGCCCAGCGCTCCATTGCCCCCGACCCCTGGAGGGCCATGGTCGTAGACGGCAATCGCCAGATCTGGCTGATTGGCGAGCAGACGGGCGAGGTCTGGTACGACGCAGGGACGAGCCCGTTCCCGTTTGCGCCCGTACCAGGATCGGTCTTCTCGTATGGCACGACTGCGCCGTATTCGGTCAAGCTCGCTGGCGATAAGATGGTCTGGCTCTCCCAGACGGCAGAGGGGGCCGGGGTGGTCGTCGCCGCCACCGGCTTGGTCCCACAACGGGTCAGTTCCTACGCCGTCGAGACCGCCATTGCCGGATACGCCAGGACCAGCACGATTACCGACGCTGAAGCCGTCGTCTACAGCGACCAGGGCCATCTTTTCTACTGCTTGACGTTTCCCGCAGCCAAGGCGACCTGGGTCTTCGACCTCTCGACGGGTCTCTGGCACGAGCGAGGCGTCTGGGATGTGAGTAGTGGCAGTTATACGTTCTGGGGACCGAGGAGCCACTGTTATGCGTTCGGACAGCACCTGGTCTCGTACCGCGAGACGGGCCTGATCTGTTCGATGGACACCGCATTCACGACAGAATGTACCGGCGACATCATTCGTCGGCTGCGCGTGCCACCACCGCTCTGGCTGCACGCGGGAGCCTCACGTCGCCTGTTTGTCTCCCGTCTTGAGCTATTACTCGAACCGGGTCTCGGCACGTCCTCTGGGCAGGGCGTCGACCCCCAGGTGATGATGCGGACGAGTACCGACCTGAAAACCTGGAGCAATACGCAACTCGCCGCAGCCGGCGCACAGGGAACCTTTGGGACGCGGGTGTATTGGACCCGACTCGCGAGTGCCGACCGTGTCTGGGTGCCCGAGGTGACCGTTACTGATCCGATTCCCTGGCGGATCGTCGGGGCTGACGTGGAAGGCCGAAACATCCAAGGGCAGGGCGCATGACCGATGCTCAGTATAGCTCCGACACCGGAAGTCGTGGTCGAACCGGCCGTCGTGGAGAGCCGGATCACCGGGCGCGTCACACGGGTGATGCGCTACTGGCTCCTGTCGCTGGTGGACCGGCTGAATGGGACTCCGCAGACGCTGGACACCGTGCAGGCGTCCACGCAAGAGGCGAGCATCAGCGCGACCAGTTTCGCGATTCTCTCGGTGTCGCCGGGCATGTATCGGCTCTCGATGGGGGCCAGGATTTCCCGAGCGGCGACCACCAGCTCGTCGCTGATCGTGACGTTCGGGTGGGTCTCATCGGGCGTCAGTTGCACGACGAGCAGCACGGAGTGCTGGTGCGCGTGGACGAGGCCACGGCGATCACCTATGCGACGACACGTGCGACTGTGGGGGGCACGACGATGCAATACAGCCTGGACCTGTCGTGCGAACAACTCGTGTAATCCGACCGGCGACCCGTGCAGATGTACCGGCCCTGGTGGTGATGGGGCAGCAATTTGCCCAGACAGAGATGTATCGTGATGTGCTGCATGAGAACCCCGAGCAGATGGCGGTTGTCGCGACGAACCTCATTGAGCACGAGAGCGGGACGGTCCTGGTCCTTGAGCGCGAAGGCGTCCTGGTGGGCATGATCGGGATCGTCTGCACTCTGCATTTCCTCTCTGGAGAAATGTATGCCGGCGAGGTGTTCTGGTGGGTCACGCCGGGGCAGCGTGGTGACGGGGTCCGACTCCTGCGTGCGGCTGAATCGTGGGCCATCGAGCATGGGGCCAAGACGCTACAAATGATCGCCCCCACCGAGCGCGTCGGACAGTTCTACGACCGGATGGGGTTTGCACGCATGGAAACGAGCTACCAGAAAGAGTTAGGCGCATGAAGTCGGCGGCTCTCGCAGCGGAAGAATTGACCGAGCAGGTCTCACATCGTCTGATGGCGCTTGCGGATGAACACCTGGTGTCGAATGCGTTATCCGAGGGCACCGAGGTGGTTCCTGATATCCACATCTACGATGATGTCTTGCCGGACCCCGAGGGCTATCGAGCATTGGCGTTGGTGCATTCATTCCAGACGTTTGTCATCGGAAACGTGGAGTGGCATGGGTTCGCTGAGTGTGAGCCATCCGGCCTGACGGACTGGCTACAGGACACGCGCCCAGACCTGACGGCGACGTTATCGTTGTTGAGGCAGAGCCCTGATGGTCAAGAGGAGCCTCATTACATCCACACAGACCGAAGCATGGGAGACTGGAGCGCCATCTTGTATTTGACGCCGTCTCCCAAAGCAGGAGATGGCACGGACTTTTGGCGGCACCGATGGTCAGGCGTCACCGAAAGCTGTGCTGAATCCGCGACTGAAATGGCGCAGGAGGCCCAGGCATGGAGTGACCAGGATCAATGGTCCCTGCGGCAACACGTCGCGTCCAGGTTCAATCGTGTGGTCCTGTTCCCGGCGGAGTATTTCCATTCTCGGTCCCTGCATGAGAATTATGGGTCTGGCGAAACGGCACGATTGACGCAGATTGTCTTCTGCGAGAAGAAGGACACATAATATGTCTGTCACAATGACAACGGGACTCTTGATTGGCTCAAGTATCGCTACTGGCGTTGGAGGATTAGGCGCTGCCAAGATACGGAGTGGTGCTGCCGGTCGAGCCGCACAACTCCAGACCGACGCCCTTCTTCGGGGGGCTGAAATAGATCGTCAGACGGCGGCTGACAAACTGGACTATGTCAAAAACCAAGCACGCATGGACCGAGAGTCCGAACGATGGGCGTCTCGACAGCAATACGGGTTGTCGAGAGCCGAGGACATGAATGTGTTTAATCGATTCGGAGACACCGAGACCAACCGGCGAGCGGAGCTTGTATCGGCTGGCCTCAGCGGGGACAAGCGGTATGGGGCCACGCAGCAACAACTCAACACGATGCGTGCGCTTATGGGTATGCCGAATAAGGCTCTCTCTGCGTATGTCCGGCCCGACGCGTTGCGCCTGACCGCACCGACGCTGCCGGAATACGTGGAAGACCCCACGCAGTATACCGTCGATAATGTGGACGTAGACCCGCTGAACAACACCCGCCGCCGGGTATAAACACGAGAAGACTATGGCTATTTTCCGCGACGTGTTGCCGACTGATTTCACTGGAGACCCGAAGGATCGCCCCGAAGACATAGCCTATGTGCGCGAAGGGGCGAAAGAGAACCAGCAGCTCCGGGCTCGGCGCGTATTGAAGGCTGCGTACGTCGAACATCAAGGTCGAGAGATGACCGATGCGGACTTTGATGGCTGGTGGTCGGGAGCGTACGGCTGGGGACCACCCGGGATCGAGGGCCTTGACGACTGGGTGCGTGGCATCAAGCACGAAGGAGACCGGCTGAAAGCGGTCGCCGCACAGAAACAGAATGGGACGACACCGGGTGTACCGCCTCGAACAGGTCAAGCCCCGCCTGGGTGGGACCAGAGTAAATGGGCCGACCCTGAGCATGGCACCGCGAAGTACGACGCGGCCGCGTTCCTGTACGGTCTCACCAAACCGTCTGACATTGCCGCGAGGGTGCAAAGTGACGCGTTTCAGGAGCGGTTCCCCGGCGCGACCTTCAACGACAAGGATAAGATCGATTTCGGAAACGTGACCGAAGGCGGCAATCGGGTCGGCGTGATTGACGTGCTCAGGGGGGCGGATCAGAGCAGGAACACATCTGGTGGATTGTATTGGAATCCCTCGGGAGTGGACAGTACAGGCAGGGACTATACAGAAAGGGACGATACAGAAAGGGACGGTACAGAAAGGGACGGTACAGAAAGGGACGGTACAGAAAGGGACGATAAGACCCTCCCATGGACTCCGCCTCTTGGTAGCCCGTTATTCAACCCACCCTTGACACAGGGACCGCCCAGTATGGGCTACGGCATGGGACCGGGCGGTGGCGGCGGCGGCACGATGGGGCAGATGATCACCCCCTACAATCCGCTCGCGACCTACAGCCCCGTGCCGTATACCACGCCGGACCCATTCCGACCACCGGCCTATGAGGCGGGTCCAACGGCCGCGGACATGACCGCGGACCCTGGCTACCAGTTCCGGCTGCGTCAAGGACAAGAGGCGCTGGAGCGCAGCGGTGCGGCCCGCGGAGTCACGAATACCGGGGGCACCCTGCGGGACATTCTGGACTACGGGCAGCAAGCCGCGTCCCAGGAATACGGCAACGTGTTCGGACGGCAGCGGGACGTGTATGACCTGAACGAGCGCAATCGTTTCAACGCCTACCAGGCCAACTACGGCAACGCCATGGACGCCTACGCAATGAACGAGCGCAACCGAGCGGGGGCGTTCGCCACCAACGTCGGGACCGCACGCGACGCCTACGCGATGAATGTGGCGAATCGCTTCCAGGGATATCAGACTAACGAACTGGCGCGGTGGCAAGAGAACCAGGAAGCCGAGGCGCGTCGGTCTGGTGCGTATGGCGCGAACCTGGGTGCCTACGAGCGACAGCAACAGTACGGGCTGCGAGCGCAGGGGCAGGGGTTCGATCAGTCATTCCGTAACTGGCAAGAGCAGTACAACCAGGGTCGGCTGAGCGCCACCGATACCTACAACCGGATGTACGGATTGGCGACCACATAATGCCGTTTCAATATAGGTCCTACCAGAACCGACATGTCGGGACCATTGCCGACCTGATGGGTCGTGGACGTGACGCCGAGGCCCAAGCCCTGATCGCGGCTGCGAACGCGCAGGCCCAAGCGGCCCAGATCAGTGGGCAGGCGTGGGGCGGGGCGGTCCAGGGCATTGGGAATACCATCGCGGCGATTCCGGGGCAGATCCAGGCGCAGCAGGACCGTGAGTTGGTGCTGGAGGACCGCGAACTGCTACGGAAGCAGCGAGAGGGGTCCATGGCCTTAACCGACGCGAGGACCGCGTCGATGGCCGCAGAAGACCAACGTCGGATCACGGCGGCGGCGCAGGCAGACGAGCGGGACATCCGGCTTAGCGCCGTGCTGGCGAATCCTAAGCGGACCACAGCGGATTTCGTCCGTATCCTGGGGGCGCAGGATGGCATCACCTTCGCGGCCGGCCTCCATAAGTTAGGGGATGATTCGGTGGAGCTGTTAAGCCCCTCTGATCGGGCTGAGCACCTACGTGCTATCGCTCGGTCCATGCACATACTCTCACCCGCGTTGCAGGCTGAATACTGGCCCGTGACGCGTGCGCGCTTACTGGACGACAAGCGTCTAGGACTCAGACCGGAAGATATCCCTGAGCAGCCTAACCAAGCGTTCCTCGATGGGATCAGGAATTACGACGTTGAGCCGACAGCTCCGGTCGCTCCTGGTACTCCATGGACCGGGACACTGGACGGAGTGCCAACGGTCTTTGAACGCGGTCCTGAGGGTAGGATGCAGCCCGTGGGTGGGGGAATAGGACCGCCGCTGAGTGCCCCAAGCTCTCTCACGGAAGACGAAAGAAATCGGGCAGAATATGCTGCGCTAAAGGCACAAGGATTCATACCTGAGGGCCAGACATTCCCCCGGTGGTTAAAGAACGAACAGACGCTCCCGGAGGTTGTCGAGCCGGATGTTCAATCTCGACTTGTCACCAATGATCAAGGTGTCGTCAACATTCAGGAGTCCCTGAGGGCACTTGATTTAACTCCAATTGATGAAGCGAATAAGTTGTGGGACAGAATAGATGGATACGTGACTGGTCCGATTTCTGCGTTCGGACGAGCTACTGATAACATATTTGCGAATGCTCCCGAAGCAAGAGCGACTAGGACAGCTCTTGGTCTTGCGAAGAATAGCATCGTACGGGCAATGCACGCGAATGACAGGTTCCCAGAGGGAGAAAGACGGGCTCTTATCAATAGCATTGACCTGGAGACTTCGTCATGGCGTGCAGCGGGCGTAGTGAAGACTAAAATTCATGAGATAGAGAAAACATTGAGACGGATGCTTGATCGAAAAAATGAGATTGACGATATCGGGGCCATCCTGCAAGCGATAGACGAGCTTGGAGTACCCGTGGGATCAGACGGGTTTACTCTCGCTGAGCCAGAGATCGTAATTAGATTCGACGCTCAAGGCAACGAGATGATAAGCCCAGAGACGAGATAATGCCTCCACAGAGACCACGGACGCTTGATGAGGCGAGAGAGAATCCTGACTGGACCGTCGAATCTCGTCCAGATGGAACCTGGGACGTAACTTACAATCCTCAGGCGGCAGCGGCCCCAGAGCCTCCATCGACGCCCTCACAGGCGAGAGCGCAAGGCCTTGCTGTGCGGAAGGCTCCCGATGGAACGTATAACGTATACGACAATCCCCCACCCAACACGGGAGGCTTTTTAGGCCCTGAAGGCTGGATGGCGTTTACGAATAAGGGGATTGAAAGCACAGCGACGGCTGGGCTCGGAGAGGATTGGCTTAATAAAATCTCTCGCAATATAGGCATTAATATCCCTGAACGGGAGCCGGAGGGGTTCGGAGAGGTAGTGCCTCACGCAATAGGGCAGGCAGCCGGGGTTATCCCTTTGCTTGTCGGCGGCGTCGGCACCCTCGCAAGATATGGAGCGGCAAAAACAGGACTGGGTCAATACTTGCCGGCGATTTCCCGTGCCATACGAGCGCCTTTCATCGAGGCTCCTGGGACAGCAATCGCCACAGAAGTGGCAGCAGGGGCCGGGGCTGGGGCCGGACAACAAATAGCCTCGGACGTGCTTCCTCCGGGATATGAGGAGTTGGGCAATATCGTGGGGGGCGGTGTTGCAGGCATAGGCAGTAGCCTTTTGTCTCAATCGCCTCTGATGAACCCTCGGAGGCTCTACGACACGGCAAGAGGGGGCGCTTATACCATGAGGGACATGCTAATGGAGGGCTTTGCCCCATACACCAGGGAAGGGGCCAGACAAGCAGCGGGCACGCAATTGAGAATGAGAGTAGCTGACCCTGAGGCGGTAGTGCAAGCCGTTGCCCGGGGTGCGAGGGAACAGATGCCCGGTGGGTCAAATTTATCCCCCGCGCAGTCTGCGGGGGATCCGAATCTTCTCGCCATGGAAAGGCACCAAGCTTCCCAGACTCCCGTCTCACTCGCAGCCCTGGATGAACAAATAAATACCACACAGAGGAATATTGGGGCTCGCGTGGAGAGGCAAGTGGATGCTCAGAACGTTGAATCACTCATCAACAACGCAAGGGCCAGGGCCGACGCTCGGATTGAAGAAATGGGCGTGGCGACACGGGGGGAATCCTCTGCCATTTACGATGAAGAATTTACGTCATCGTATAATGCGGCGAAGAAAGAGCAGACGAGATTATGGACAGCGGCTGACGACGATCCGATCCCAACCGAGAATTTGCATGCGGCATGGAAGGAATTACTAGAATCAACGTCAGCGGTCAATGAGGCCGACCTTCCCGCACCAGCGCGTCGATTCCTGGGCGACCAGAAAAAACAAGCAGGCCCACAGGCTGATCTGGAGATGGACCCTGTTGACGCAGGCGATGTATTCGGTGAATACGAGAATCAGAAATTGATTCATGATTTCGTCTCCAAAATGGGCGACATAGAGTTCGCCGCCGCTCAATCTCAGAACAGGCCACTCGCGAGAGCTGCCGGGATATTGCGAGAGGCGGGATGGAGGGATCTACTGGGGCCAGATGATGCCCCAACTACGGTCTCGACGGCACTAAGGGCAGCAAGGGCATATTCAAGGGACTTGAACCAAACATTCCGAACGGGGTCAATGTCTCGCATCTCTAACACGGGACGCACGACGACGCCCATAGAAACGCTGGGAGAGACACTAGGCACTCAAGGACGCGAGAGGGGGATCGCGAGAAACAACGCATTGAACAGGGCTATCGAATTCGGAGAGCACGACCCCACTCGGGGATCGCAGGCCATCGATGATTATCTGATGGATAGATTCTTGACTGCCGCTACTGCGAACGGCACCTATAGCGCAAATCAGGCAAGTGGGTTCATTCGACGTAATCGGGATCTGTTGCGTGAGCGACCGCACTTGCTTGAACAGATGAATCAGGCCACGCAGGGTCTCACAAGCGCGGAAGCCCTGGGCAATGCGAAAAAAACCATCTCTGCGGTCATGGGGTCGGACACACCGCTCGCCAGATTAACTCGGGAGTCAGAGCTTGCCAATGGGGTAGATCCACGAGTTGCGAATGCTGGTGAGTCACTTGATAGGCCTGATATTGCAGCCCAGATTAAAGATTACGATCAGCGTGTCGAAGAATGGAATCAAGCGTCACGCTCTTCCCTGATGGATTTTGCCGCATACGGGAATCAAGCGTTGGATGAATTGGGTAATCGGATCCCGAACGGGAAGCGGTTGCTTGGGCTGATCAACCAGCCTAAAACAAGAGCGGTCTTCGAGAGATTCTTTGATGTTGAAGATTTGGACCGACTCGCGATTCTGTCAGATGAGTTAAAAAAGATTCAAATGGCGGCTGGCCCGCTAAGCCCCAGTATTGCCGGCGGTGAGAGACCGCTCCCGAAGGGGGTGGCAGCTATACGTGGAGCTACTACGCTTTTTGCGAGACTTGGGGGAATGAAGGCAGGGGCGTACGCAGCCTCTGGAACAACAGGAGCGACATTGTCAGGGGCAAGCAAAGGGTCTGAGGCGGCTGGATTTCTCGTGCAGCAAGCATTGCACCAGCATGCCGACAAGCTCCTCTTGGAAGCCATGTCTGACCCAGTGCTGTTCAATGAGTTAATGTCGCAATCAGATGAAGCTATCCCGGACCTAGGGGCCGAAGGATCTCGCCTGTGGGCATGGGCAAAGCGGTTCGGAGAGCGACGTGTATCAGAGGTGGGACGTGGAATAATCCCAACATTGGCTGGGACCGGAGCTTCCATGGTCCCAGCTACGGAGCAATATCTCCCCGGAGACGAAGAACGCACGGGGACCATGGCTGACATACTCCCCCCCCTTGGAGACCGCATCCAGCGCGGCCAGACGCTCACCGGGCAACCCCTGGCTCCAGCCGCCGTCTACAACCCCGACACGACGCCGAGAGGGTCGGTCCTGCTCCCCCCCGATCTCACGCGGCGTTACTAGAGGAATCGTAGGAGACACACATGGCAGGCACACTGACCCCGACCCCGTATCAGACTGTCCTGGACGGCGATGGCGTCGCCGTGTCCGGGGCGCTGATTAACACCTACGATGCGGGCACGACAGACAGAGCGACGACGTATACGACCTCGGATCTGTCCGTGGCGA